ATGCGTGAAGTTGGGCAGGCTACCAATATGTCACCTAAGATGCTGGATCATATTGTTATGGGGTATACCGGCAGCTTGGGAGGTTATGTGATGGGTGCTACGAACCTTCTCATGCGTAACCTGAAAGACTACGGCGAAACCCCGGCAATGCGGTTGGATGAACTGCCCGTGATTAAATCCTTCTTTAGAGGTTCAGATCCGGCTAAGTCTACCCAGTTCACAGAAGATTTTTACCGCATGATGACTGAAGCCAATCAGATAAACAGTACTATTAACAGCTTCCGTAAGCAGGGGCGTGGTGATGATGCTAATGAATTGATAGAGGACAATAGAGGGAAGTTATCGCAGCGTCAGGGGCTAACAGCGACTCAGAAACAAGTGAAGGCACTGAATGCCCAGATTGAAATGATGAGGCGGGACCGGATACTAACAGCGGATCAGAAAAGAGAAAAAATTGACCGGTTAATGGCAACCAGAAATAAACTGGTACAGCAGGCGGTGGAGAGGGTGAATCCGTATTTTAATAAGTAAATTGAAAGGGAGTTTGGAAGGACTCCCTGATTTATTAGCTTTTGGGGAAAGTGATTTTGTTATGGTTATAGATGGTTTGGCTTGCCAACTAAATAGCAGCCTCGTCTTGGTGTAATTAGTTCAGACCGTCGGCTAAGTGCCAGAAACGGACATACTTATGACACTATGCGCTGACGCATAGCAGAACAAATCACTACTGCAGACTAGCTTTTCGTTAAGCGATTTTTGCAATCAGCGTAGGGTTGCTGATGGCAGGTATAATAAAAATGATATCAGCCGCCAGTATTATTCCTCACACTCAACAAGCGGTCCGTCATATGCTGAAGCAACTTCGATAATGAGTTCCATCAGTTTATCAGGATTAACCCTGCCTTTAATATCATCCTGCACAGCATTATGAGTATAATGCCTAGCCGTACTTTCTGGGTTTAGTACATTTTTCAAGCCATTTGCGTTCAATTTTCTTAAATGATCTTTAATTGAGACTTCAATATCTCGCTCATTAATTTCTATTTCGAACGGAAGGAAATCAAATACTTTGCCATCAATAATTTCATCAATCACTGATGTATGCCAAACAGTGCCGACCTGTGGATCTGCTTTATCTGTTACTCCAATTCGGCCTACATAGACACCAGCATGTATAGCTGCGGGACGATTTAAATGATAACGACCGCCACCAATATTTACTACGCCTTGTGTGTTATAATAAAAGACTGAAGCTCCCGACATTCCACTACTGGACGCGCTGTCGATAAGAAACTTCCTTTCCTCATTCCATTTTATTTTTGGATCAGACGCTATAGTTGCCCTCTTCCAGACTGGGTTGTAATAATAATCTGTAATATTATGAGGATAACTTGGGATGTACACCTCTTCGGTTACATCTACAGTTTCTAGCCATTTTTTTGTTAAGTCTTTTGGTGCCAGATATTCCTGGATAGCACGAATAGTGCATTTCCCTGAATTGTCACTCAATGATATTAAAAAAGACTCTCTTTTACCATCAATGTAACCAACCGTAGTGTGTTCGGCAAAGGGATTAAATGGAATGGCAATAACATCTACCCTTGGCCAGTTATCGGGGTGAACATAAAACAAAGCATTATTATCATCATAAAGCGGAATGACAACACTCATATTAGATATTCCACCAAATATGTGCATCTTGAATGATATAATAATATTATCTGGTACTGAAGAGTATTTTTTATCCAAAAAATCCAGCGTTTCAGTATGGCGACCAGTAGCATTATGCCAAGCAGTAACGACATAGTATTTATCGTCTTTTTTGTAAAAAACACCGCTTCCTGTAGATAACTGACGTTCACCGAAACACATTGTTAAGTGCACTATTGCTGAACTAAGGTCTGACATAAAAATCTCCATTACTTTATCAAAGGCCATCTATAGTAATGTAACATCCCCATCCATTCATGCACATAGAGTGTTTAAGAACACTTATCACATTACCAAAATAACCTGAGCGAACTATCCAATTCGGTCAGATAGCCGCTTTGTGCTGTGAGTTCAACGGGTCGATGTAACGCTATCCTTAATCAAGGGGGACGTTTGCCCCAAATAGATAACACTCGCTAAGCCTCTTTCCTGATGGGGGCTTACGAACGGTCATTCTGTCTAGTCTTCATGAGTAAATCCCGAATTTTCGCAAGGTTTGAATTTTCGGGGACTGAATCCATGTACGGATCGCGCTCAAACACTAATTGCTCAGACTCAACGAAAGCCTGCCACTCGACTGGATCTAGCTCAAATTCCATCGCAGACATATCACTTTCATCTTCCCCCTCGATCCAGCGGACTAAATAAAACAATTCATCATCAGGAGAGTCATCATCGTCATCAACAATATCAACGTCGGTTACAGTGATGTGAAGGGTGGGATCGATTTTTGAGACATAAATCCCTAACTGCGGCATAGATGGAATATTGTTCATGAAAATTCCTTTTATTGGTGTTTACTATTTGAATAAAAATACGCCATACAGATGTAAGTATCCCGCTTAGATACCCCATTCTCTTTTAGAGATCCACTTGCATATGGATTATGTTACCTGAAAACGAACTTCCGCTCCTCGCTCTTAGCCGACTGTCAGATTAAGTAGCAATTAACCTACATTACAATATTAATAATTATTTGAAGGCGTCATTCACAATGACGAACAGAACCAATAACAGAATAAATCCGATGATCCCTAAAATGATGCTGGTATTACTATCCATGTGCATATTGCCTTTACCTGCTAACAGGTAAGCAGCGATAACAAACGGGACACAGAGAGCAGGGTGGATGGTGACCATTACGGCAGCTAGTATTAGGCAGACTATAAATAGTGTCGATGTCATGTTTTCCTCATTTTAGCGCCCGAACTTTTCCCGAGAATTTTCGAAATAGCTGATAAGTATATGATCATGTTGATCTTTTAAAGACGGTGTTAAACGTGTGCTAAAGGTCACAACTCTGATTATCATATTGTTTTATATAGATAAATTTAAGAATTCTCACCTTTAGGAATCGTATTCGGTCTCTTTTTAAGCTGTTGATTTTAAAGGTGAATTTTGTTGTTTATCGAAATTTATCGAAATTTTATCGAAATCTGATATTCGGTCTTTTATAGCATTACGTATTCTTTACCCCTCGTATCCAGATACTTGTTCGTCATCTTCTCCGATTTATGCCCCAGCAGTTTCATCGCAAATTCTTTACCTTTTTCCTTTTCATACAATCGCCCAGCGAGACTTCTGATCTCGTGAAAAGTTGGCGGACTCTCATCAAAACGAAAATCTGTTCCTTTTCTCGCCGTTACGAATTTCTTTGTCAGGCTATCTGGATGTAGTGATCCGTCAGGGCTATTTTTTCTGATGCCAGCACTTATCATAAAGTCTGTTTTACTGGCTAATTTACATTGTTCAATCACGGTGCTAAGGCGTAGGCCAACGGCTTTAAGTTCAAGATCTAAGGGCAGGGAGATCATGGCTCCGGTTTTGCCTTGGTCTATCTGTAATCTGCCATCAACAATCTGGTCAAAGCGCATCAGAGATAAATCCTCACGGCGTTGGCCAGTGACTAGCGCCAGATCCATTGATAAGCCGAACCACGCCGGTAATGTGTCAGCGACCTCACGAATAGCGAGATACTGATCCAGTTCCAGGCGCTCACGTTTCACCACCGGTTTAGCTGAGCGTGTCGGTGTCACTGGATTATTATCTAAAAGCCAAGAACGCGGTGTTTTTCACTAAAATTGAACTGGCCGGGCAAATTGATAACAGCCGGGTGATCAACAGTAAATCGATGTCGTCCTATGGCGAATTTATTGATGATGTGGTCAATCTGGATGTGTTGAAAAACCATATTCAGGTGGATGGCTACAACTACATTGCCAATGTCGGCACCAAGCGCGCACTGACACCACGCGACTATGACGGGTTACTGTCTACGGTTGCCACTACCTGCAAGCGCTTTTTCAATAATGGGGTGCTCGGTACCGGCTCTTATGTTGATCCCGATGATGGTGTGACGAAAGTGGCTGATTTTGGTTTTGTCATTCGTTCGCGCCCTGAAGATGTCCTTGCGCTGACCTCAGACCAACGCAAAAAGCGCGTTTACCCGTTAACCACCCTGTTAGTGATTTTAGGCCGTGCCGGTCATATCGCTGAAATCAATGCCACCGTGGAGTAATCCCTTATGACCATGCACAGATACGGCGCTGATGGCTCTAACCTCACCGTCTTTGGTATCCCGATTGATGATTTTGGTGATACCGACCCACCGATCACCATTGAAGATTTAGAACCCCGCGCCGCGCTAAAGCGCGGTATCGGCGGCACGTCAGTACGGCTGGACAATAAAACCCGCGCCAAACGCTTGACCATCAACCTGATCCCCGGCTCGGTGCAGGCGCGCCAGTTATTGGCGCTGGAAAAATCCGGTATTGATGCCACCTTTACCTTTTCACAGACCGGCACCGATGAACGCTTTGCCGGGTTCGACGGCATCATGACTAACCGCGGTTCAGCTACCCGCGCCGGAAAAAGCGGCGTATCGGATGAACAATTTATTTTTGAATTTGCTGACTCAGAGGAAACCTAATTATGGGGCGTCAAATTGAAGTCGTGATCGGCGACACTATTTTTCACGGGGCAACCTCACCGGCCAGAGATCAGGTGGAAATGCTGCAAATCGCCGCTAAGTCTGGTTTGTTACCGGCGATCAATCCCAATGTCACCGCAATGGGTATGGCGGCCAGTTTAGCTTCCGTCGATACGATGAGCTTAAACCGCTTGAAAGAGCTGTGTTTTAACAGCGGTAGTATCGTTCGCCAATCCGATAACATCCCGGTGGGCGAAAACCTGTTCCAAGATGAGGCCCATAATTACCTGGTATTGCTGGGACAGGTACTGAGGGAAAATATCGGCCCTTTTTGGCAACTCAGCGGCGAGGGAAAAAGCGCGGAAAACAATCCGCAGCACCCTCCCGCGTAGACTGGTTTTTATGGCGACCCTGCGCCGGTGCCGGGCAACATTGCCCGCCGCTGGCAAGGTGGTCTGATATGCTGGATGGCACTTACACCATTGATGATGTGCAACTGATGCATGATGTGTTGGATGAGATAATGGCGGTGGTGGAAAGGGGGTTGGGTTAGCAATAGACTGTTATTCTGCATCGCCTATAATGTAAATGAATTGCAAATTTAAAGAGTAAAACATACTATCTTTATGGATATTAAATATAAGGATATTATGAATGAAAGAAATCAGTGGAGAAAAATGGGTTTCTCGTTTTCAGGGAAGTGCTTCAACCCAATCATTAAGCCCGTCATTTAAAATAAGTGTTGACAACTTTATATCTGAATTAACAAAGTCGGGTGCGAGAATCGTTATATCAGCAACATTAAGACCGCCTGAAAGGGCTTATTTGATGCATTGGTCTTGGAAAATATCAAGAAACCTTGCCAAGCCTGAAGATGTACCGGAAAAAACCGGTATAAGCATTCAATGGGCACATAAAAAGAGCGATGGCAGTATAGACACTGCGAAAAGCATTAAAGCCGCACAGGATATGGTAAGAGCGTACGGTATGACAGGACTTAATGTTGCTCCATCATTAAAAAGCAGACATACCGAAGGCAATGCTATAGATATGAATATCTCATGGATGGGAGATTTAAAAATAAAAAATAAAAAAGGGGAAGATGTCTTAATTAAGAGTTTTCCCAAAGATGGGATGAATACAGAACTCCATACCGTAGGAAAAAGTTTTGGTATTATAAAATACCATGGTGGTTCCAAAGATAGACCTCATTGGTCTACAGATGGTAGATAATATGAAGAAAATGATTGTTTTTATTTTACCATTTATTCTTTTACTTGGATGCTCCCATGCTGCTGAAAAATACCCGGCTGATATTAGCGAGTTTTTAAAAATAGCAGATGAATGCCAATATCTTGCTGGAGAATGGGACTCATCAATCCCCAAAGAACGGCAAATTGCCATAGAGAAAGAAGTCAATGTTACTTGCCCTAAAGCAACTGAATTGCAAAAAAAATTAAGCACCAAATACCAAGAGAATAAGCAATTGCTAGAAGTCATTAATGATTATGACTTCTAATAGCGTCATGGTGACTGTGACGAACTGATTGTTACAGTAAACACCATTATAAGTACTCCTACGAGTATCAAACCCGCCACTGCGCGGGTTTTTTTATACCTAAAATATGAGGTTTCCATGTCAGAGACAATTGATTCTCTATTGGTTTCCCTTGGCCTGGAAACAGATGCAAAGAGCTTTCAAACCGCCAATGATGCTGTTAAAGGGATTAAAGACGGCATATTGCAACTGGCCGCCGCAGCCGGTACCGGTGTTGGCTTAAAAGCCCTGACTGCGGATTTATCTGCCTCAGTATTAGAAATGGACAGGCTGAGTAAGATTACCAACTTTACCGTTAAGCAGATTGACGGCCTACGTTATGCGATGCGCAGTCTTGGTCTTAGCCCGGATGCGGCTAATCAGATTGTGCAGAAAATCCCTGACCTGCAACAGCGTGCCAGACAAGGGGAGTTAGGCGATAAAGCCTATTGGAATGGTGCATTTAACCCGACTGAATTTGCCAATAAAACCGGCATGGACTCGCTCAAGTATCTTATAGATGCTTACGGCAAAATGGATAATGACCAGCGGCGAAATCTGCGCAGTGGAATTGGCAGCGGTGATAATGATCCTTTTACCCGCCTATTGGAGGGAGGTAGCAAGGGGCTTAATGCCTCACTGAAAAATTTTGAAGAGTTATATAAACCGCTTGATCCCAAGCTTATTGACTCAGCCAACGAGTTTAATAAAGAGATGGCGGATCTGGCGACTAACTTTGACAATCTGGCCCGTTCAATGGGTGGCGACTTACTGCCAATCATCAATGCGTTATTAGAAAGTATTAATCAGTTTATTAAAGAAAACCCCGAAGTCTCAAAAGCGATTCTGACTGCAGCCGGTCTGGCCGGTACCGCTGGTGCAGTAAAGTTTGTCGGCGGCATGTTGCCCGGCAGCAGTAAACCACCGGCGGGTGCTGGTGGTGGGCGCGGCTGGTTGTCACGCTTACTGGTCAATCCGGTCACCATCGGCGCGGCGGCGGCATTGACGCCCGGCAATATTTTCACCAGTGCCGACGATGCCAAAGCCATGAGTAATCCCGAAGCACTCAAACGCCAGAACTGGGCTAAAAATAACCCCGGTGTGCCTTATCCCAGTGATACCAGCGACCTTAATAATCTGGTTGATGATCCTAACGTTCGCCAGTATCTGGAGGTGCTATCCAAAGCCGAGGGAACCGCCAGTTATGCCAATTCTGGCTATAACACGATGTTTGGCGGCGACCAATTCTATGACAGTAGTGACCACCCACGGCAATTAAAAGATTTCACCCAAACGGACGGTACTAAAAATAAAACTTCTGCGGCCGGGCGCTATCAGTTCACCAGCAGTTCTTGGGATGATGCCGCCAAAGCGCTTAATTTGACCGACTTTTCACCGCGCAGTCAGGATCTAGCCGCGCTGTTTCTTATTCAACGTGCCGGTCAGCTAGAAAATGTGACGAACGGGAACTTTGCCGATGCCACCAGTGGATTGGGGGGGGTGTGGGCCTCGCTGCCATCATCAAATTACGCTCAGCCAAAACGTTCATGGGAAGAGATTCAGGGCTACAGCGACCGCCAAACCACCCCCATGCAAGCAGTTGCCGCATCCGCGCCCCGTGGTGATGTCAGGCTGGAGCAACACAATATTATTAATGTGGGTACCGTGGGCGGTGATAGCGAATCCATCCGTGATGGGGTGCTACAGGCCACTACTCAACTGGCCCAGCAAGCGCGCGACATGATGCATACGGAGCACTACTGATGGCTATTACCGGACTATTTACCCGTAACCGACCGAAAATCGGCAATCTCTATTTTGATGCATTACTGGAAGAGTCGAGCGAGCTGCGTACTGATGTCAGTGAGTTCCCGCTGGAAGATGCCAATACTGCCCACGATAACGCGGTGACGCGCGCGCTGGCGCTAACCATGATTATCGGTGTATCCGATAACTGGTTTCGTGAACTGCTGGCCCAGCAAGATAGCAGCATTGCCGGACTACTGGGGGCCGGAGCCAGTATCACTACTGGTATGGCGGCCAGTTTGCTTTCTGGCCGGGCGGCGGCGCTGGCAGGAGTGGCTGCTTCGGTTGGCACCAGTCTGTATTCCGGCAGCTTGGGATCACAATCGCGCTCAACCCGTTCGCAAAATTTACTCGAGCAATTGCGTGAATTGCAGCGTTCACATACGCCGTTCGAATTAGTGGCCAGCCGTGGGGCCGCCTATAAAAATTGCCTGATCACCAATACCCGCACCCAATTGAAAAAAGAGAATGAGGGCGGATTGGAGATTGTGGTCGAACTGTTGCAGCTCAATATTATTTACGACACCGTTGCTGAAACCAATGACAACTTACCCTATGGCGATAGTGCTGCCACTCAGGGGCAACGTGAATACTCATTTGGTGAAGTTTTTGTCGAGGCCACGTAATGAAAGTTATCCCATTAAATAATGGTTACGCGGTGCAGCGTTTTCGGGTGCAATTAAATAATCACTATTTGGTTTTTCGTTTGCACTGGCTCACCCGTTTTAATTATTTCTGTGTCGATATTTATGAACAGGGCGAACCGGTAGTTTTGGGGCGTGCTTTGCATATTGGCGTTAATTTATTGGCGGGACTTAATACCGATATTGGCCTACTGATATTAGCCGGGGAGACCCCGACTATAGCCAATCTTGGCATTAATAATCGCCTGACATGGTATCCCGATAATGAGTAGCTATTTTGGCCGCAATTACTTACTGACCATTACCCCGGTGAGTGGCGATGAACTTACCTATCAGCCGCCATTAGAGATCCGTTTTGCTGTCGATAATACCCCGCAGAATGTCGATGCTACTGCCAGAATCACCCTATACGGCATTTCAGCACGCACCCGCGCCTTGATCCAGCGCTATGACGACAAAGAAAAACGTTATGGCAACCTGGTATTAAAAGCCGGTTATGGCGACAACATTGGCACGATATTCAGTGGACGCATTCACAATGTCGAAGTGGTCAAAGAGGGGGTAAATACCTGCCTGCGGTTATATTGTCGCACGATTGGGCTGGCATGGAATACCACGATATTTAAAACCTGGGGCGCGAATACGCCTGCCATTGAAATGCTCGAAGATGTCGCCGCGGCTTTTGGGCTTGATGTTGAAGTGATTGGTGACTTTTCCGACTTACCGCGTTTTGCCACTTCCTATAATTCCGGTGGCCGCTTGTGTCGCGATATTCTCGATAGCGTAAAAGATGACTGGAAATATTACTGGATGATCACGCCATCACGGGTGCTATTAGCCAGAGAGGGAGCCGCCAGAAAATGGGCTACCCATGAGATCACTGCTAAAAATGGTATGGAAAGCGTCCCGCGTTGGTATCTCAGCACCATGGAAATTGACGTTAAAATGAATCATCAAATTCAGCCGGCCGATGTGATTAATGTTACGTCGAGTTTTTGGACGATTAATTTTAGCGGCATGTATAACACCGACCTCAATAATTTGGCGAATATTCAGCAGCAGACCGGCCAGTTTAATGTGCTGCGTATCTACCACGAAGGTACTTTATGGGGTGATACATGGAAAACCACGCTGATCAGTCAATGGCGAATGCCCTGAGGTAATGATGATTGAGAGCAACCCGCTGTATAGCACCATGATGCTGCTCAAGCGCGATATGGTGCGTGACCTGATGATCGGCATGCCTGGTAAAGTCATTAGTTATAACGCCGATCTACAACGCGCAGTGGTGGAGTGCGGCATTCAGCGCCATGTCGGTGACGGTCAATTTAAGACACTACCCGTTATCGAACATGTGCCAGTGCAATTTTCTGGTAGCGCCGAATGGACGGTTTTTCATGAATTGCCCGCGGGTACCGAGGGTTACATTCATTTCAGCCAGCGTTCTATCGACAATTGGCTCAGTCAGGGGGGCCGGTAGCACCACTGGATGCACGGATGTTTAATCCGTCCGATGCTTTCTTTGCCCCCGGTTACCGCTCACAGCAAACCGCGATTGCGGGCTTGCCGACCGAGGGGATTGGTTTAAGTAACAAAAGTGGCGGGGTGCGTATTCACCTCACTGATGCCGGAATGACTTTGACGGCTGGCGGTACCACACTGGCGCTTACCGAATCTGGCATGAGTTATAGCGGCCCTGAATTCACTAATAATGGGCAAACCACCCTTAATGGCCGCACTGAGGTTACCCAAGGTGGCTTGGCGATTGGCGAGCTGGAAGTTGGCGACCACGACCACGGCGGCGTGCAACGCGGCAATGATCGCACTGATGGGCCGCAATAGCTCATTACCCTGATTGAATCCTACCTATTATCGCCCTGGCTTATGCCGGGGCTTTTTGTTTCCGGAGGCACTGTGATCCGCAATTTCCAAGATGGCGACATTGTTACCCACGGCAGCCAGTTTGCTAACGGTAAAGAAGAAACCCGGCAAGCCATGATCTGCTGCCTACGGTTATTTCTTGGCGAGTATTTTCTTGATGCCACCGAGGGAACGCCGTGGTTCCAAAGCATATTGGGCAAAACCTCACGCGATATTGCTGAAGCCAATATTAAACAGCGCTTATTGGCGGCCAAAGGCGTGCTGACCATTAACCGCTTTGAAATGGATCTCGATATGAAGAATCGCAAAATAACGATATTTGCCGCGGTGATTGATATTAATAACGACGCATTTGATTTCCTGTTCACTGAGGATCTTATCTAATGGCAACCATTAATCGTGACGGGGCTAGCGGCACCACGCTGAGTGAATATCTGGATACTCTGCGTCAGCGTTATCTTGCTATTGATGATGGCTGGAATATTAACCCGGAATCGCCAGATGGTCTGGCAATAGCGGTCTGGTGTGAGGCATTAGCTAATTTGGATGAAGCGGTAATTAATGCTTATCACGCAGCCGATCCCAACTCAGCGATTGACCAACAATTAGACCGCATTGCTGCGTTCGCTGGAATCAAACGCAAAAGTGCGACCTATTCAACTGCCACCGTTAATTTTAGCGGTATCGCTTTTACTCCGATCAATGCCGGAACATTAATCAGAAATAGGGCGACTAATACCTTATGGGCGACCGATGGTGATGTTATTACTGACGCGGCAGGGAATGCGACGGTGAATGTCACTTGTACGCTGGCAGGGGCGCAGGGGGCCAATAGTCATAATCTGACCATTATTGCCACATCGATCGGCGGCATTACGGCGGTGACAAATAACACTGCAGCGTCAATGGGGTTGGATATAGAAACCAATAATGCATTTCGCATCCGGCGCAATGAATCAGTGGCATTACCTGGCTCCAATCAGATTGATAATATTTATGCGGCGCTGGTCAATATTGATGATGTTAAACGAGCGCGGATTTATGAAAATTTTGAGGATCAAGCCGACGAGAATGGGGTGCTCGGTCACTCAATGGCGATATTTGTTGATGGTGGCAGCATCGAGGATGTTATTAACAGTATTGCCATCAATAAAAGCCCCGGCTGTGGGTTAAACCGTTATAACACTTTCCCTAATAAAATCTCGTTGGATACTGTTACCCCAAAAGGTAACCCGATCACCGTAACCTTTTTTCGCCCCCAACTAATACCGGTTTATGTACGGGTTGAGATCGCCAGTAATAGCGAATTTATTGACGAAGAGATAAAACAGGCGATTGTCGATTACAGCATTATCGGTTTTGATCAGACCAATGGCTTTTCTAAGTTGGGCTTTAAAATTGGTGAAAGTATTGGTGCGGGCCGTTTATTTACCCCAGTCAATTATCTGGTGGCCGGTAATGGTTTTGTGAATGCGATTACCGTTGGTACTGCTGTTGAACAGGTCAATGAGAGTGCAGTGAGAATAGCCTTTAATCAGCTCGGCGTGTTCAGTACTGAGAATATCGAGGTGGTTTATGTATAACCACCGTAAAAAGGCGCTGTCACGGATTTACCTGCAATATAAAAACGCGCCGAAACTGCTTGAATGGATCAGTATTTTACCGGACATCAGCCAATCTTCACTGGAAGAGCAGATCACCAAAATTAATAACCTGCTGGATATTGATAATGCCGAGGGTGATCAACTGGATATCTGTGGCCGCATTGCCGGATTTACTGAGCGGCCACTCATCCGCAGCGATTACTTATCGATATTTGCTTATAACGGTACCGGCGGCGCACAGCCCTATAATGTCGCGCCGTATAAAGCGCCGCATGAACAAATCGGCAAAGTTCCGGTATCGGATTATCTCTATCGTGTATTAATCAAAGCCAAGATCCAGAAAAACAACACCAACGCCACCTTGGATGAAATCAAAACCGCGGTTGATTACATTCTGGATGTTAATTCCGCCATCATCGATGGGCAGGATATGACCATGAAAACTATCTGGGTCGATAAACCGATCCCCACTAATGTCTTAGTGCTTATTCAGCTATTTGATTTAATCCCGCGACCGCAAGGCGTCAAAGCCAGCCTGATCCGCGTTAACCATCATCCCTTTGCCTATAAAGGCACATTCGACGCTCAGCCTTACGGCATGGGTGCTTATATCTAATTGGAGCCAACATATGGCCAGAAATGACAGCTTTAACCAGCCGTGGGCCAGTGTACCTGCACAATTTGAACGCCCCGGCGATGGACTGATTGCGCGTGGTTGGGCAGGGGGTGCATCAGAAGATCCGCCCGAGGCCAAGTGGGAAAACTGGTGGCATAACCGGGTCGATTTAGCCTTACAGGAATTGCAAAACCTTGGGCAGCTAATTTGGTTTACCGATGCCCCCTATCAGGCTGGGGCGAGAGTGAGTCACGGTGGTAATAGCTATATTGCATTGTCAGAAAACACCGACGTAGAACCCACTGGCGCATTAGACATTGGTGTGTGGCGTAAAGAGGGGGCCAGCACCTATTTGCAAACGGCTAATAACCTTTCTGAAATTGCGGCGGCGGGGCCAGAAGCAATAGCTGCCGCCATCGCTAACCTTGGCTTAACGGATACCGCCTCCATTGCTACCAATGCATTACAGAAAAGCCAAAACCTCAACGATGTAGCAGATAAAACCGCCGCACGAACTCATTTAGGGCTTAAAGGGGCGGCAGTGCTGGATATCGGAAAAACTACCGGTACTGCTGCCGCTGGCGATGATAGCCGGATAGTAAATGCAGTCCAGTCTACCAGTACCGCTATTAGTCTTCCCGGCACTCTGACTACGGCAGGTAACTTAAAAGGCTCAGGAGTGATAGCAGAAGGTACTGTTTATGCGGGTAATACTGCCGCATGGCTAGCAGCTGACGGTAATATCTACGGCCCGCTCTGGGGCGGTTACTTATCTACCTACTTGTCTAACCGCACAGACCACCGAGTCAGGGCGTGGGCGGCAGTGCAAGGAAACGGCACAATTATTAGCTCATTTGGCTTTGCTGCGATAAACCGTACCAACGTTGGCGGCTATAACTTTGTCATGTCAACGTCAAACGGCGCGTATGCGGTAACGGTTGGGATTAATGGCGGCACGCAAAATGGTGCATTAAATGCTCACTCCGCCAATATTTGGAATAGAACGCCTAATTCATTTAGCATTCAGAACGCCCGCGATGGTGGTGTAAGTTATGACTGGACTGACTGGCCGGAATTTTATGTCATCGTTGTTGGCCCGTAAGGAATAAAAAATGGAAAACCTAATTAATCAAGAGCAACCAGACAACGACGCATACGACAATATTTATGTTGTCGTGTTTGAAAATGCAAGTGGGCGCGGAATGACAGTGGTCAATTTCGCTACGCAAAAGTATTTAGATGCATTTACCCATGATGGGCCTTGGTTGAAAATCTTGCGTGAAGACCTGCCAGACCAGAGTTTTATCGAGGCTTGGCAGTTCAATAAAACCCATGATGCTATCGTCGTAAATCTGGTTTGGTTGCAAGAAATGCAGGTGGCAGAAGCGGAAAGGGAACGGAGCCGCAGAATCTGGTTAGTTCGGGACGAGCTTACTGCGCTGCAAACTGACCTGATGCTGGGAATTATTGATGATGAAGGTACGACTCGTTTAGTCAAATTGAAGAAATACGTGGTTGCTTTAAAGCAGTTAGATGTATCGACAGCACCTGATATCACTTGGCCGGAGCTGCCTCAATAATAAATACGTATATTTGTTTTTCATCATAATATTTTAGACACAATAAAATGAAAAATAATTCCAGCAAAAGCCAGCAATGAAAGTGCAAAAATGGGGATTGCAATGGGTTGAATAGCAAAGGTTAAAAACTTAAATATAAACTCTATGGCCTTTAGGAATATGACAATGCCACCATATATACTTTTCGGCTTTTCACGTAGTCGTGAAATTATCATCTCAAATTCAGTGGATAATATTTCTTCATCTGTTTTCACTTAGTCACCACTATTATTCATTATAAAATGAAATGTTACGTTTGCACCATGTACATATCAAATAGGTATAACAGATCGTTTTCGCGGTATTGATCGTTACCGCCGATCAATTGGTATTTAAAGCTTATTAAAATGACCGTTTTTATAACAAATGGGATTGTTTTTTATTTAGTTTCATGAGCCAAGAGTAAAGCGGGCTAATAATGAGAGGGGGAAGAGTGATGATAATAACGATTGAAATATGACCAGTATTATAAAAGTACAAGCCGGGCTTAATTGCCCGGCATCCAAAATGGATTTACCTAAACTATTCGATTCTGGTAGAGTATTATTAGATATCTAGCATGTTAATTTAATAAAGATTCAGCTTTTTTTATGTTTTTGTTTAGCAAGTGTAAATGTGAGTATATATGCTCGTTATATTCTTTATAATTCAAGAGGAATTCTGATATCTCACCGGTAAATAGACTGTGATGAAGTATGTCAATTAACACTTGGGTGTTATCGATGTTTTCATTTGCATTTTTTAATACTGTTTTTAAAGCAACCTTGATAGGTGCATGAATGCGTTTATTAGCATAAAAATTTGTTGCTTTATCTAATAACAACTCTAATAGTTCTTTTGACTGATTAAAATCATCTACAGTTACACGGTAATTTTCTAACAATTTTTTATTGTTGTATCTGGCGCTGTAAGTTATTTCTTTGTTTTCTTCATCTGAAAATTCATTATACCAATGTATATTATCTTTAATGTTTCTATTTTCGTGGTTAAAGTTAGTCATCGTAATGAAATTGTCTTCATCCATTTCATATTCATAGAATTGATCTTCATCTATCATTGAAAACTTATGAACTTCATCTACTGAAGATTGATTAACTGTAACACCAGATAAGTGTTTTTGCGCCTCAAACAAGAAACTGGATTGAGTTAACATTCTAAAGGAATTTATATTCGATCCATTATATATTTCTGTTTGTAGTGATTCTAAAGGCCCCACGCGTTCTCCATTATGCATAAACCACCAATCTTTTTTTGCATCATCCGAAATAAAAAATATATTATGACCATCTGATTGCTTTGCTTTTTTTAGAACTTCCATCCATAGATAAAGATCACCAAATTTATCAGTAAATATTCTTTCGGAGAAATAACAGGTTCCATTTTTCGTTTTAGCATCACTGAACCCAGGCGGTACTGAGGCAGCATAGCGTTTTTCTCCATCGGAATTTATTTTATCAATTAATTCTTGTGTTGGTAGTTCGCCACAGTTTTCCCCAATTATTTTGTCAATTTCTAAACGAATAAAATCACTTCCTGCAATTTTTATTTTTTGCTCAATTCGTGGGTCTATTTTATTTTTAATGAATTCTTCTATAGGCTTATTAAGCTCAGACTGCAGAATAGTAAGCTCTTCGGATAATGAAGAGTAAAGGTGTTTTTTGATTTTCCCCTCAGATAATGCTTTATCAGTTTGGGTTGATATAGATTGAAGGGTTTTTTTTGTTGTTTCTAAGCTTCTTAGACTATCTGAAATTACTTCTTTCCTGTTTCTCTGATACTCGTAATAAACCTGAAATGGGAACCATGAGCGTGAAGACAACTGATTCATTACACTAAGTAAGTCTTTTCTTGTTTGTTCTTCGCATCTATAAAGGTTAAATAGAGTATTGGTATCAAAAATAAATATAGTTTTTTCATCTTGCCAAAGTGCCGCGAGATCAGCCTCTTTAGGTGTATAAAAACCTCTGAATATCTTGTGCATACAAAACTAACCTTATAATATTATTACGATTGGAAATATTTTGTCATATCTATAAAGGTTTTAAAAGGTTAGGCCAATAATTTTTTACGTTGCAGTAAAGGTATTTACAAACTAGCATTTTGGGCTGTCAATCATGTCTTGTTTGGTCTGTTGCCATGCTTTCGGGCCTAAAAGGAAAAATCGTAACTTATTGAATTATCGATGCATAGTGAATTTACCCTCGCCAGATCAATAATATTTTAATGTCCAGTCATCATTGGCGTTACGAAATTTTTACGAATGATTCCGAATTAATAGATAACTATTTGAACTTAAAGGAGAGAGTAATAAGGAAAACCAAGGTGTGCCACAGGAGGTTACGAGCTCAACCTATTGATTTATAATCATATTATTGATTTTAACCTGAAAGAGGAATCGTATTCGGTCTATTTTTAACCCATTGATTTTAAAGGTGAATTTTGTGGTTTATCGAAATTTATCGAAATCTGATATTCGGTCTTTTATAGCATTACGTATTCTTTACCCCTCGTATCCAGATACTTGTTCGTCATCTTCTCCGATTTATGCCCCAGTAGTTTCATCGCAAATTTCTTACCTTTTTCCTTTTCATACAATCGTCCGGCTAAACTTCTGATCTCATGAAATTTTGAAAGAAGTACTTAGCGGCTTCATCGTTTGCAAAATGACGCCTAACTAATCTAATGCAACGTTCTTTATCTATGTATTACCACCAGAAATGTGAACATATCGACAGGTTGATGGCCATGAAAAGCTAACTGCTGCGCCGGACAGTGAAAAGAGTCAATCTATATTTTGAACGTAAATGGCTATGGACGCAGGGGCACTCCGTGACTCAATGGTAAAGCGGGGAATGGTCAATGATAATACCGTACTCTGCCATCATCTCCTCCAAATTGTGTAGGTTCAAGCCAAATACATTGCGCGACCATATCAATGAACAGTGCTGTATTTTCAGTGGTATACGCAGAAAACATCGTAAAAAATAACATATTGCCTGACGACGGATTACTGCAACAGAGCCGTATTTATTGTTGTAAAAATAACAATAAATTATCTCGCATAAGAAATATCTTACAATAAGTCAGCTTCCATTCTGATATACGCCCCTTTTTGTTTATTGTTTAATCACCTCAATAAGGAAAAATGTTGATCAATATCAAATTTTGATAAAATTATCACTTTGATAACCTCAATTGTGTTGACATTTTCTAATATAATTAGAATAACCTCAGACTATAAACATGAAAAAGCAACTGATAGCACTAACAGCACTGTCTTATTAGATTTTTGGCTTCAATGCAGCAAACGCAAAAGCACCAACAGCAGAATTAACAGTCAAAGGTCAGGTGAGCCCCCCTGGTTGTATTATCATGGCTCCAGACGGCGGAGTCTATAACGTCGGTGAAATTGCAGGGCATACTGTTAAACCTTCGGCACTCACCGTATTGCCTTCAATAACCAAAAACTGGTCAGTAATTTGTGATGCTGAAACCTACGTTAGCGTGACCGGTAGCGATAACCGTGCTGGCAGTAGCACGTCCGGAGGTCGCTATGGATTAGGTTTTGTTAATGGCGCCGGAAAAATAGGTGATTACGGCGTTTATTTTTCAAATGCAAAGGTTGATGGTACTGCAAAATATTTCCGTAAACAGGAAGAAGCCGCTGCGGCTATTTTATCATTAAGCATTGGGCCACTGAATGGGCTGAGCTGGGTCCATGCTAATGCAACAAAAGCACCAGGAAAAGTATTCAGTGCTGATATTGAAGTCATGCCGAGACTTGGCAGTGTTGCTGATATGAAAGGCCCCATTACAGAGAATGTTAAAATAGATGGTTCAATGACGTTGAGTATTATCATTGGTATATAGATAATAATACTTATAAAGGGAATTCATTATTAAGTCCGTCATTTAAAATAAGCATTGATAATTTTATATCTAAATTAATAAGATTTGCGCGGCAGTAATTATATTTGCAACATTAATCCCCCAGAGAGGGTTTATTTGATACATTGGTCTTGTAAAATACCAAAAAAACCTTACCAAGCCTGAATATGTACGGGTTGAAACGGGAGTTTGCATCCAATGGGCGCATTAAAAGATCGATGGCAGTATGGACACTGCGAAAAGCATTAAAGCTACACAGAATATGGTAAAAGTGTACGGTATGAGAGGGCTTAACGTAGCGCCATCATTAAGAATCAGACATGCCGAAGGGAATGCTATTGATATGAATATTTTATGAGCGAGAGATTTCAAAATAAAAGTAGCGAGGATATCTTAATTGAGAATTTCCCCGAAGATGGAATGAATACAGAACTCCACGCCGTAGGGGAAAGTTTCGGTGTTATAAAAACCATGGTAGCTCTAAAGACAGAACTGATTGGTCAACGGATATTTCATGAGGGTGTCAATGTTTTTTATCTCTTGTCTAATAATGCGGTTTTCTTATGAATGTTGTTATATCCCCATAATTTGAATAAATAATACTTTGTTAAATATAAGATTATATGGCTTGTCAATTAATTATCTAAGTTATCTCAAAAAATATAATCATCTGCAGCATGATGTTTTCATCCAATTTATTGGCGTTAATAAATCTCAAAACTACCAATTCGGATATCCTTGACGCGTTAATAAAGCATGAGTTTTGACGCGCTATTGGAGTAATTACGATGTCGGGATCAAGCACGAAAACCCAGCAATGGCGCTGGGTTGGATCGCCATTTTGATGACTTAAGCAATATTAATAAAGGAGGTCTGTCGATACATTACCAGTAGCTAGATACTCTCGAAAAGCAGTGATAACCGGATCAAAATCATCAACTATAGTTGATGCTCCATAAGGTTCACCGTGCATAAGCTGCAAGCCACCTGGTGAGTTTAGGTTGTGCAACGTCCTGACGTTATATTCACCATCACAATCATTTTCACCTAGCAACAACATATAGCGTCCAGATTCAGTGTATAAAGATAACTCTTCAGGACCGATATCGTCACAAGCGTTATTTTTCATACCCAACACACCAACGTTATCACGGAAAAGTTCAAGGACTTGGAGTAAGTCATCCTCAGAAGGGTTCTTTAAAGGTTTTAACTGTTCCCTATCACCAGAAGGGCTAAAGAAATAACCGCCTAACACTATATCTTTATTCATTTAGCCACCTTGATAGATCTCATTCCTGTTTCCCATGTGTATTTTACTGGGTCACCATATTTATCGACAGCATGTATAGTGAGCGAGTTTACTTCAGCGGCATTTGCGGCTGAAGTAAACTCGCCTCTACAGTAACCACAGACATCTTTACCGCTCACAACCATGTTTATATCGGCTCCCTTCGAGACCCCAGCTTCATGTGCTTGTTGAAGAGCACCTATTTCGGCATGAGCATCCGCCATATTTCCATTTGGGAACGTTTCTTTAGTACCGTCAGCTAACACTTTTGCTTTAGTTTGCTTAACCGCCTAAATCTTGGGCTGTTTTCGTATAACCTTCAACATTTCCGCTGTAAACGCCTCCGGCAGCCTTGGTGTTAATCGTACGGAAGGCTTGCTGTGCTGGCAAATCAGGTACAGAAGCACGTACCAAACGCTGAACCTGTGTTGGTCGTGGTTTTCCTTCAGAGTGACTATAATCTTTTCTACTCACCGAGCTATTAAATTCAGCGATAATCTTTTTCGCACCATCAAAATGAAAACTAAGTGGATCGGTGCAAATAAGCTTACCGTTTTCACCAATATAAAATAGCTTGGCAGGGCCATGAATGTCGCTGAGCATGACAATATCGCCGGAAAATACCATTTTTTCAGTTTGTCTTTTTCCCGAGCCTCACGAGATGGCCTCGAATGCGAGGCTGCCCTGTTTTCACGCATATTAATAATGTAATGACCATTATTATTGCGGTCATCCAATTGATATTCACGGCAGATACGTGACCATGCAGCGTACGCGCTTATTATGCGCTCATACTCTTCGGGGGGAAGATTATCACGTGGCAGGTAATACAAATCATTGCCAGGCAAGCTAAGACTCATATCCATTTCCTTATGGTGTTAACTAAAGCAGTGCCACTGCATATCTATTGCTCAATAGATTTTCTACAAGAAAGCTCTGTATTTAGCCGTCTCGTGGAGTAAATATTTTTCTTATCTCTGATAAAAAAATAAATAATCGATGTCCGGCCATGGTTTCTACATTGATTATTTTAGCCAGGTTCAACCGGCGAAATTTTTACACACTCATTTCTATGGGAATCCAGATAGATAACGGTGAATGTTGTCACAGGTAATACCCTAGGATTATAGCGAGCGAGGCTCTGAAAATAGTTTGAAATTATGGCGAGAGTTATACTGTCTAGTTGGCGATTTATGTTTACTGGTACTGATTTTTGTGGGAGCCAGCAACCTGAAAGCATGGAATAAGCCCCATCAGAAACTGATGAGGCTTATTGGTCATACACCTAGCGGATCTTTGAGTTAAAAACTTTTGAATCCGTTAGTCCTCACTCTCTTAAACCTAGCAGACTATTAAGCTCGTCGATTTGTTGCTGCCACTCACGTTGTAATGTGATTTTTTGGTGTTTAGGTTTCCGCGCCAAATCCTCGGCCAGTTTGGCCTCCAGATCCAGCAAGGCTGTCAGCAAATAATCTTCCTCACTTTTCATGAGGGTGGTAATAGCAGCTGTAGCAATGGCTGAACTTGAACTCGGCGCTATTACTGGTTTATCGGCCAGAATGTTGTAAACCGGAGCCAGGTCGTGCCACTCTTCGAGCCGTTGTTGGTGGATCAACCAGAAGCGATTACAACTTTGCTCAATTAGCATGCGGTCATGTGATACCAATAATACTGCACCTTTGAACGTTTTTAGTGTTTCCGCCAGTTCCTCTTTACCTTCTATATCGAGGTGGTTAGTCGGCTCATCCAGTAGCAGTAACGAATAGTTTGCCAGTGTTAAGCCGATAAACAGCAGCCGTGAACGTTCACCACCGCTTAGGGTACTTACCTTTTGTTGATGCCGCAGGTAAGGAAAGCCCGCACCAATCAGCGCCATTTTTCGCTGGTCTTCCGTCAATGGTGCAAAAGACGTCAGCGCGTCGCTGATTGAATCGTCATCGTGTAATTGATGTAGGCTTTGATCGTAATATCCCATACGGACTTTTGGATGAAAAACTATACCCGCATCGGAGGTTTCTGGCTGGTTAAATTCTTGCCATAAGCTATGTAATAACGATGACTTACCGCAGCCATTGCGGCCAACTAGCGCGATGCGATCGCCACTTTTTACTCTAACTTCATCCAGTTCGAATAAAACAGGTGCATCCGGCGCAGGACGCACCTGCAAATCAGATAGTGCCAGCACACGATCAGCAGGCAATGCTTCACCATTGAGCCGCAATTGCCATTGATTGCCGGCCGTTAATAGAGTTTGATCTTCCTTCATTCGATCAACTTGTTTCTCCATCTGCTTGGCTTTACGAGCCAGCTTTTCGTTGTCATACACGCTGCCCCAGATAGCCAACCGTTTGGCACTTTTCGCTACTCGGTCGATCTCCTTTTGTTCTGCATGATGGCGATGAGCATCGGCGCTATCCTTTTCTTCTAACGCCAGCCTGGCTTGTGAGCAGGGTAGACGAATAAATTGCAGGGTTTTATCGCGCAAGATCCAGGTGTAGTTGGTCACGCGGTCGAGCAGGCTGCGGTCGTGCGATACCAGTACAAAGCTGCCTCCCCAATTTTGTAGAAACTGTTCAAGCCATAGCAGAGTTGGTAAATCCAGGTGGTTACTGGGCTCATCCAGCAGCAGTAAATCCGGCTGGCGGATCAAAGCTCGCGCTAGCAGCAGGCGCGTATGTTGCCCGCCGCTCAGAGTTGCGGCAGTCAGTGACCATACGTTTTCCTCAAAACCCAGTGTGGCGAGTAGGACTTCGGCTTGCCAGCGTTCCGGTTGGTGCAGGCTGCCCGGCAGATGATTGAGCACCGCATCTATCAACGTAGCTTCGTTTAATGCGCAGGGCAGATGCTGTTCTACCGTGGCCATCAAGCATTGATTTGCTGTTGTGATGGTGCCAGAGGTCATAGATAGTGCACCGCTGAGGATATTCAGAAGGGTACTTTTGCCACAGCCGTTATGCCCAATCAGGCCGATGCGGTCGCCTTTTTTCAGGCTAAAAGAAATCTCAGCCAGTAACGGACCGAAGGTGTTGTCGTAGCTGACAGATTGCGCAGAAAGTAATGTACTCATGATGCTTATCCAGATTTCAGGCATAAAAATGCCTATCGTCAAAAATTACTGACGATAACCGGTAAGCCGGAGGGAAGTTCTCAGATTGTTTAGTTAGCTTCGCTCAAGCAGGTTATCGCAGCACGATACCAGTAATGCTTGAGCAATGACGATCGCTAAGGACGAGCGAAACTAAAAACATTTCACGGGTCAACATGGCAATCCTCCTTATATAAATTGGTGTATGAGTGGGTTGATTATATTGATGGAGTTGTTATTTAGTCTATCTTTTTATATTCCATTCTTATTCCAAAAATTATGCTTTACTCACGATTTATCTGCTTTCAGATTGTCAGAACTTGCTCACCTAAGCGGCTGCTGTGCCGTTGATGAGTGGATTAAATCATAGGGTTATATTGATATCAATCATTAGTTTTACTTCATTATCAATCATAGGGTTAATATTTTGAAATTTAGACGAAAAAACCAGCAAGAGCTGGTTTCATTGGTGATTTATTTTGTCTATTGTTTCTACTTTAAGGATAATTCTTTGATATTTCTGGATTTCAATAGCTCATTGAATAACTTGTCGTAGTTCTCAACTTTGGTCCTAAGTGCTTCAATATAATTGTCTTTATCACTTTCAGGTAGTCGGTCAAACAAATTCAGCAATTCCCTTTGTCTTTCACTTAAAACGACTTCTGAGACGGTGGGGAGCTCTGGGTTATCCGTTTCATCACTTAGCAACCAGGAAAGGGAAACACCAAAGGCTTCAGATAATTTTAATGCCGAATCTTTGCTTATCTTTCCTTTCGTGAACCAGCGGCCAGCGGCTTGAGGAGTTATTCCGCAGATACGAGCAAGCCCCGACTTATTCACGCCGGTTTTATTCATTAAGTGATAAAGTCGAGCCGCAATAGGCGGTTCCAGTGAGCTTTTTTCTTCTTTCATATCAAGATTATAAACCAAAGGTTTAATTATATAAATAACTCTTTAGTTGTACTTTGATATAACCCTATGATTTAATCTGGTTGCTGTTTAACGTGGAGGTTGAAGCTACCCAGACAAAAATGCCCATCTTCAGCCCAAACTGGGCTGGGATCAAAAATACCCATTACGTAGCGGTAGGCAACTCTAGTGTTAAAAGGTTAGTTATAAAAAATCACAATTGAACATATGAGAAAATCTACTTAAAATAAGCCAAAAGGTGGTTTTTATGAATATAAATTATTTCCGTTGTCCGCTGATGTTCCATCCTCGAATAGCTAAAAGCAGTGGTTATCTGAACGTATAATCACTGCCACGAAATCAACACGTTCCGTGGCTTTCTTTTATCGAAAAGGAAAAAGTCATGAAAAATAAACACTGGTCACAAGTCGAGTATCTGCATCTTTCCGTCAAGAACCCGAATATTTTGATCAGAGGCCAACATAGTTACTACAGTGACTGTTGGGATGATGGGTTTGAACTCTCGGTTGTTCGTTATCTCCACGGCGACAACGTTAGCCAGCAATGGGAGCCGCTTGGGCATATTGACCAACTTATTATTGGTGATTATGTCTGTATTGGTGCGGAAGCTGTAATATTAATGGGCGGGAATCATAATCACTCCATTGATTTTATTAGCCTTTATCCCTTTATGAGTATGGTGAAAAAATCTTATCAGCCCAGAGGGAATACCGTACTGAATGATGGGTGCTGGCTTGGAATGCGCTGTATGGTTATGCCTGGTATTACGGTCGGAGAGGGCGCTGTTATTGCTGCGGGGAGTATTGTCACAAAAGATATTCCTGCGTATGCCGTCGTCGGTGGCAACCCGGCTCGGGTCATAAAATACCGTTTCTCTGAAGATGTCATTACGAGGATCGTAAATCTACGGATTTATAAACGACCAGATGATGAAATTGAAAAGCTGATCCCATTGCTCAGCTCTGACGATATCTCCACGCTGGAAACCGCGTTAACCGAGCTATGCCCTTGGGAAAAAGACACTTAATAAAATGAGAGCAGCTGATATTTCCTCTTTCATGGGGTTATGTCAGCTATTTCTAATATGTGGCTTTAATTAATTTAGTTAGAAGGGAAATCGAGTTTAATCGGGTCCCCTGTAGGGGGTTAATAATATAAGGATGTTACCTAATGATTCCTATAGAAAACTTGATTAAGCTTCTGCCTTCGGATGGTACAGTTTTACTCCGTTGCGAACATGGTGAGATAGTGAGTGTGGAACACTTAAGAGATAATCAGTTTGTCGCGACCTTACCGGTATTAATCGAATTGGCAGAAATAGCCGGGTATACAATTTCAATGCCCGATGTTTAACGGAATAATAGCTCTGTCGGCCTGAACAACTGACAACCTAAGCAGTTGTTGTGTCATCACTCAAGGGGGCAAGATGACACAACTATCATTTATCAAATCTGACAATAACATACTGACACCGGCCATGCTCGAAGTCAGGCAGTATCTGCATTATAAAATCAAGTTGAGATGCAGCTACGTCAACTATTTAACAAAATATATTCGTCATAGCGGCTTGTGGGCAGATAAGCACGCAGCCCCTATAACTTGCCTCAAATACTGTGATGTATTGCCGCGCTGTGCAATTAAACCTCCAAATGGGCAGGGGCCTGGAAATGCCATATTTTCCATAAACTCCCCCATTTAATTAATAGCGCCACCATTGACCCTAATTAGGACGGGGCGTTATGCACACACAGTATATTTCACGGAAGGAAGAAGAGTTATGATGCGAATATCGAAAAACTTGCCTTCAGGGCAGAAAAAACCAAGGCGTAATATTCAACTTGTTCTTGAACGCTGGGGTGTATGGGCTAAAGATAATTCAGGTATTGACTATTCCTCTATTGCCGCAGGGTTTAAAGGTTTACTCCCGTACACCACCTCATCACGACCTTCATGTTGTGATGATGATGGATTAGCCGTTGATGGATGTGTTTCTCGTTTAAAACGTCATCGGTATGACGAGTGGGAATTGGTCATTCGGCATTATGTCTATAATCAATCTAAACGTGCTATTGCAAGGCAACAAAAGAAAGACGAAAGAGCAATAAGAATAAATCTACAAATGGCTGAGGGCTTTGTTGATGGTTGCCTTGCCATGATGGATATTCGCCTTGAGATGGACGCCGAAATACAAAATTAATTTTTTATGATAAAAGTGTTGGTGCGGCCGCAAAAAGTGCATTAGTCTGATAACAGTTGGTTGTGCAGTTGCACTCATACAGTCAAAGAAACCTCGCTCAGGCGGGGTTTTTTCATTTTATCCCAAGCATTGATGAGGCCCGATACTTTTGGGCTAAGCTCCTAACGCGTATTAATTAGAACATTGAGAGCAGCAGGGCAACGGGCAGGCTTAAGGGCCAGGTTATACCAATTAAAAGTGATGATAAGCACCTTACTACTAAGCTCTGGTCACGTGTCAGCGGGAAAATAATGAAAGTAGAAATAATAACGCCAACTACATAAATACAGAGCAGAATAAAACCGGTATTCATCGAGCAATTTTCCTTTTGTCTATGTTGTTGGCTTATTATCACCGAAAGAGACGGTATTTTTACATAATAATTTAAATTATTAGGCCTCGCTATTTGTGTGGTTTTTTATAGTTCATCGCCAGCATCAATTATCCTCAAATAATCTCTGCGTCTGGATGGGGCACGGCGGCGAGCTATTTTCCAAAAGCAGCAAATATATGCCCAGGCCAACTGGCAGGGGGAGACAATGAAGATGGATAAATATTCCAGCGCGATATCCTTGTGGTTCGGCGGGTTAACAACAACGATTGGTGCCTTATCTCTAAACGAATGGGCCATGGTAGTCGGTATTGTCTGCACGACGGGAACCTTTATTGTGAATTGGCACTATAAGCGAAAAGAATTTCAATTACGGAAGAAATAAAATGTCTCCAACTCTTCGCAGTAAGTTAATGGGTGTTTCTGCTTTCGGAGCACTGGCTATTGCTGGTGTATTACTGGGTGGTGAAGATGGATTAGAGGGCCGCAAGTATGTGGCTTACTACGATGTCGTCAATGTCCTCACTGTATGCGATGGCCACACCGGTAAAGATATCATCCCCAGTAAAAAATATTCTGATGCGGAATGCGATGCTTTATTGCAACAAGATCTGACGCCGGTACAACGCATTGTTGATGCAGCTGTGAAAATCCCACTAAGCCAATACCAGAAAGCGGCTCTGTACTCGTTCACCTATAACGTCGGGCAGCATGCTTTTATCCAATCTACGCTGCTTAAAAAGCTCAATACTGGCGACATCAAAGGCGCTTGCGATGAGTTACGCCGCTGGATATATGCTGATGGTCAGTCGTGGAAAGGGTTAAAGAATCGTCGCGAGGTAGAGCGGGAATTATGCCTGACAGATTAA